CGATGTCAGGTATGCGTAGATTCCACTTGCTTTCGCGGTACAGGATCTCGCACGTCGTGGCCCAGTACGTGTAAACGACGTTGTTGTATGACTCAATCGTGTAGGTGGCGTTGACTCCAGCGACTTTCCACGAGTGAGCAGGGCAGCCGAAGTAATCGCCGCTGTTGATCTTGTTGGTGGCCTGCATCTGAGACGCAGGAAAGTTGGCGTAGTTCTTCTTGATCGTGGCCCTGACAATCTGCTCCTCAGTCGTGAGCCCCTCGAAATAGTCGTTGGCTGAGTTCACCAGCGGCCTGCGTGTGGTGCCGTCCCAGTAGTAGAACGCTGGCACCTGGGCAGGCTCGGCGGCAAATGTCCACTCGGACGTGCGAGACGTTGGTGTCAGCAAGTCGTTGGCAGTGATCAGCCCATACTCGGCAACCACTTGGACGTGGTAAGGCGAGTCGGAAAACCGCTCCGTAATCGACACCTTCCGCAGCCCTAGGAACGTAAGCGCAGGATGCGCAGTCCCCCAGTTGTCGAGCGAGAGAGTCGAGATGATTTCCGCTTCAGTCGGCGGGTTGTTCTCTAGCGTGTTGTCGGCCAGCGTCAGCACAAAGGTGCGGGTAGCCGTCGTGGTGCCACGCACTTCGCCTTCTGTCGTGCGTGCAAGCTCACGCCAGGACTGTATCGGCATTAGATGCCTCCCACGTCAGCGTAGCCAACGATGGCCACTGGCTGATTGAAGTAGTTGCTAGACGCCTGGCCGATGCCTAGGGCGATCTTCTCAAGCAGCTTGGTCTGCAGCCGCTGCTGAATAAGTGCGGGATCTTGGGCAGCCGCGCCGAGTTGGAGAACAAGATTGGCGCTCTCGACGTTGCGGATGTCCGCCACGTTAACGGACTGAGCGCCAAGCGTGTTGAGCTTGCGGATGCGTTCTTCCTGCCGCTTCGCTTCAGCCTCGGCGGCCTTGCGCTGCTCAGCAAATATCTTTTCCTGCTGCTTTAGGTATTCGTCCCTTGCCTTCTCGCCTTGCTTCTGTGTTTCTTCCTGAAGCTTCTTGACTCTCTTTTCCTCTTCTTCTCGCGCCTTGGCTTGGCCGCTCGCTATATCGTCCTCGCGTGCTGCTGCTTGGTCTAAAGCCTGCAGCCTTTGCGAGAGCGCAGCAAGTTCCTCTTGGTTGCCATTCGCTCTAGCTTCAGCAATGGCCTCCTCTGTCACCAGCATCTCGTCAACAAGCAAAGCGTACGTCTCTGCCGCCTTTATGCGTTCGCTGTTGTAGCCGTAAGCGGCCGCGAAGAGCGTCTTGTCAACTTCTTCCTCTTGCTTGAGCCTCGCCTTTGCGGCTTCCTCTTCCTGCTTGAGCCTGTCGTTGAAGAGTTGCTTTTGCCGCTCAACCTCTAGGTCGTAGGCCTCTTTGGTGATAATCCCGCCAGCGGCTTGATTCTGCGCACGCTCAATGCCGCTGCGGAGTTCTTCCGCTGCAGCAGCGCCAGCGGGCCCAAACTCTTCGGCCTTGACTATGAGCGAAGTCAGGCCATTCGTGGTGGACTCAAAAGCTTTGTCAAAGCCTTCGCTGAAACCTTGCGAAGATGCTTGCAGCTTCTCTTCTAGAGAAGACTGAAGATTGTCTAGTTGCTCAAGTCTTCCGGCGGCTTCCTCCAACTGGGCGTCAGCGGTCTTTGGATCGGCCAGCGTCTGCAGCACACGCTCCTGCTCTCGAGCAACTGCGTCTAGGTCGTCCCGTATCTTCTGCGCGGCATCGCTTGATCCAAGCAGCGAATCAACTCGCTTTTGATCAGCTTCGGCCTGCTTAGTTGCAGCGTCCGCCGCATCCTTCCTCTTTGCCAGTTCCTTATCTAGCTCGGCATTCACGTTCTCCATAAAGCCGTTCATGATCTCAATCTGGTCCGCAGTCAGCCCGCCAGCCTCTGCCATCTGCTGGAACGTCTCAACGGTTCCCATGGACTGCTGCAGGAATACGGAAGCCTCGTCGCCAGCAGTTGCCAAGAACTGCTGCAGCCGCTCTTCGGTGTCGCCCAGGTTGAGCTCAACTTGAACTTCTGGGCGGCGTGCATTCTCGATCTCTGAACGCAGGCCGCTGAGGTACTGCGAAGCCGCGCCTTGTCCTGCCGCCTCTGGATTGCCGTCGCTTCCCGTGAAAGCATTTGAGAAGGCTTCTCCAGCCCTAGTGGCTGCCGCCTCAAGTTCTTCTGAGTTTCGGCGTGTAGCCTGAAGGGACGCTGCCTGTAGTTGTTTGCCGTATTGCTCAAGATCTCCGTCGATGTACGAGCCAAGGCCCTCTAAGACCTTACCAAGCGCAAACGCCAAGGCGTTTCCAGCAAGCTCAAATACATTGGCTATGACGCGAAACGATTCGCCTACGCCAGCCAGAACCTGCGTCACACTGTAGAAAACATCGGACGCCGCCTCGTACGTCTCGCCAAGGCTTCCAAAGTTCGCCACGAACTCATCGAAGATTTCTGCGAAGTACTCAGCACCCTGCAGCAGCACATCAGTGATGGCGTTGGCAATTGCGTTTCCGCCGGTGCCCTGTGTGCCAGTTCCCTCAAAAGTCTTGACGAACTCGAGGAACTGATTTGTTACATCCGTGACGGCAGGAGCAAGGTTGCCAATGACTTGGCCAACGATTCCTTGGACGGTGGCTCGAACCTTATCAAATGCGTCGTTCATGTCAGCGACATTGCCGACTTGAACATCACTCACAATAGCCCCAAGTTTTTTGCCTTCTGCTTCTAGCTCTTTAAGGCTTGTTATCCCTTCGCGGAACAATGGTGCCAGAGCGGCACCTTTTTCGCCAAAAAGCTCAACCGCAGCGGCTGCGCGATCAGAAGCAGTTGGCAGTTCAGAAATGGCTGAACCGATTGCCGAGAACTGGTCTTCTGGAGATAGCCCGCGGAGCTCTTGTAGCGATAAGTTGATTCCGCGCAATGACTTGTCCAGTGCATCGCCAGGCGTAGCCTTACCAATGCTCACGGACAGTTTTTGAACTGCCCCAAGAAATTGCTCGGTATCCACGCCGGCCAGCTTGGCCGCGAACGAGTAGCCCTGCAACGCCTCAACGCCGATGCCAGTACGGGCCGAGAAGTCATTGAGCGTATCGGCAGACGAGTTGACGCTAGAGACGAGGGACGTGACGCGAGAGCCAATATCTTGAAAGACGTTCCCGATAGCCGAGAGCCCGTCCAAGAACAGGCGGCCAATCTCAATGCCGGCGAGTATCTTTGTATTCCTGGCAAGAGACTCCATGCTCTTGTCGGTCTTGCCCACGGCAGTGGAAGTCTTGTCGAGATCGCCCCTGGCCTTTTCTAGAGCACGGTTGTACGTCTCTTGCGAAATGCGGCCGGCTCGCACCTGATCGTCAAGTTCTTCAACGGTCCTGCTGTACTTCTCTGCCGGCGAGATGTTGGCTTCTGTGATCTGAGCCGCACGCTTGAGGGCTGCAGACTCTTTGGTGATTGCGTCGCTGAGGTCCGCATACCTAGACGCAAACTCTTGCGCAGTGATTTCGCCACGCTTGAGACTGTCCGCCAAGTCGGCCATGGACTTGGACGCATTAAACTGAGCGTTAGCGGCGGCGGAACTTGTGCCAGCGAACTCGTCAAAGACGCTTGTGGCCTTAGACGCTTGGCCAGCCAACTTCTCCAGCGCCCGCTCAGCCGGCGTCAGGTTCTTCACCACGCCAGAGGCGTCGGCGTTTACCTTGAGCGCGAGTGAGAGGATGGTGGCCATGGCTTACTCGGGGAATGCCAGGAGTTTTTGCAACTCCCGCTTCATCTCATCTGCGTGCTGGGGTGGTTTCTCGATCGGGTTGAAATCGTCTGCTTTCGGTGCCTTGCCTTGCTGGGAGTACGGTGCAAGCACGGCACTCGTCAGCAGGCCCGTCTGCCGCCATGGATCAGGAAGAGCGTGGTAGTAGCGAGTGAACGCAATCCACTCCGTGAGCTCCTGCGAATCCATGCGGCGAGACAGTTCCCTCACCGTCATTCCCAAGTGCCCCGCCAGACGAAACAGGAAACGCCTCGTCGGGCGGACGCTCAGTTTTTTGCGAGTTCCTCCACGTCGGTTTCGGTCATGTTGTTGTGCTTGAGTGCCTTCTCGAAGAGCTTGGACACGATGGCCGCTGACTTCTTCGCCAGCTGCTCAACGCCAGCTTCGTCAAAGAGACGCTCACCGCTTTCGGGATGGCACAGGCAGCGGGCCAGATACTTCGTGCGGAAGTTGTCGATGCCCGTCTCCTTCTTGCCCACCCACTCCTTCTCGTAGCTGTCCCGCTCTTCCACAGTCATGACTCGCACGCCGAGCACGAGCGGCTTGCCGTCTGCGCCCTTCCACTCACGCACCGTCACCTTAAGAACGGGCAGATCGTCAGCCGCGAGAATCTGGGCAGCAAGTTCTGAAACGCTCAGCATGGTTTCTCCTAGCCTTGGACTCGTAGCGTGACTGCGTAGCGCGTCACGTCATTGACCACGCCAGCCATGGTGAACTTCTCAAGCACTGCCTTGCCCGAGTAAGCGAGCCCGCCACCAGCAATGGTGACTAGCGAGCGCTTGCCGTAGTTGGCCGTGGAGATGTTC